AATACAACCCCAAAACTAAATTGTATTAATAATGAAAAATCTATCTACAAAAGGTTATAAAAAAAATAGCCCTGATAAAGATAGGCCTTATAATATAATACCTAGCGGGGAAATCACTATGAAAGGGGTTGAGTTCCCTGTTTTAGGCATAGACAATAAAGGTAATTCAATAAAAATGGAACAAGGTAAAGATTACAATTTTCCAGGTAATACTGTATTGGAAATCCCATTAAAGAAACAAACAATATACAACAGAATATTTAAAAAATAAATTATGGGTCAATTTGGAAATCAACCGGACTTTGCAACAAAATCACAGCCGCTAAGCGCATTCCCCGCAACCGCGGAAGCGCCTTCGGCTGTATATATTGGAGCATTTACTGTTGCGGCTAGCGCTGCTTCTATAACGGTTAGATTAGTAGGTGATAGTTCAGACACCACATTCTCGGGACTTATTCAGGGTATGTTTATGCCAATAATTGTAACAAGTGTTACTAGCGCCGTAAATATACCGGCAGCAAGCATAATATTATATAGATAAATTAAATTAAATTAAATCAAATGGAAAACACAAACAAAATTACAGACGAACAATTACAAACTATAGTTAAGCATCAAAAAGAGATGAATGGACTATTAGTTAATATAGGTTTGCTAGAATCCCAAAAGCATGGATTGCTACATCAGATTGCGGAGGTAAACAAAGAACTTGAAAGCTTTAAGGTTGAATTGCAAAACCAATACGGAGAGGTCAACATTAATATTGAAGATGGGACCTATACTCTTATTGAAAAAACCGAACCTGCTAACCTAGAGGTTGTAGAATAATGGATTACGTAATTAGAAAAATAAGCATTGGCTCAGACTACAAGAATGAGGCAATGCATTATTCAATTGGACAGGGAGTATATGGGGGTCATGAGATAACCCATATACTTTTAGATCCAAATGATTCATCTTATTTTATTTATATTAAAAAAGGAGATGAGGTTATGCCTTGGAAGAAGTTTAATTCTAACATGGCAATATCAGTAGAATACGATTTAGAATACTAATGACAAGTGTATTTGACTTTCTAGTCAGACCCGTTGGGGATAGATACGATAATAAAGTAAAGGTTGGTGATAAAGAATTAATAATAAACACCAAGATTGAAAGCTTTAAGGCTGTAAATAACATTGCTGAAGTAGTTAGGGTACCACTAGCATATTCAACAGATATAAAAGTTGGAGATACAGTTGTAATTCATCATAATGTTTTTAGGGTGTTTTATGATATAAGAGGAGTCAAAAAGAACAGTAGATCTTATTTCAAGGATGATTTATATTTTTGTGCTCTTGACCAAATTTATTTGTATAAAAATACAGGTAAATGGCAAACATTTGGTGACAGATGTTTTATTAAGCCTATTGAGAATAAAGACTATTTAAAGATAGATAAAGAGCAAAAGCTTATTGGTATACTTAAATACGGAAATGACTCCTTAGAAGCGCTTAAAATACACGAGGGAGACCTTGTTGGTTATACACCTTACGGGGAATATGATTTTGTTATTGATGGACAAAGATTATATTGTATGAAATCTAATGATATTGTAATTAAATATGGACATAAAGGAAACGAAGAAGAGTATAATCCAAAGTGGGTTCAAAGCGGTTCTTGAATTAATTAAGGTTGCTGAAGAAGCTATCTTAGATAATGGAGACGACGATTTGTCAGCTGATAAATTAAAGAATGCTGCAGCAACTAAGAAGCTTGCGATCTTTGATGCCTTTGAGATACTCAATAGAATAGAGCTTGAAGAAAAGATGCTTGACGACGAAGAGAAAGGGCCTGTAGTTGCAACATTTAAAGGTTTTGCAGAGGGGAGATCTAAGTAATGTACGAGCAATCACTATATAGGGTATTACCTGACCATGTAAAATCGAATGTTATAAAGAAAACAAATCGATATAATAATTGGAAATATGGGTATAATAAAGACCATGATATGGTTGTTATTAGTAAGACTGGAAAGATTGGTGAGATATATGAAATCCAGAATTTAAAAATAGCATTACCATTAATCGAGGATTCATACAAAAGAAAAGATAAAAAGGAGGAACAGTACTGGCAGCAGCTAGAAGTCCCGAAAGAACTTGAAAAAATAAAGAATGTATTTGACTGGAATAAATACCCAGACACATTTAAAGAAAGATGGTATGATTATATTGATGCCGAATTCAAGTACAGGGACGAAGGTTTCTCTTTTTATAATAACGGAATACCCACTTACATAACGGGTACGCATTATATGTACTTGCAATGGAGCAAGATTGACATTGGTGCACCAGATTTTAGAGAGTCTAATAGATTATTCTTTTTGTTCTGGGAAGCATGCAAGGCGGATAGTAGATGCTACGGTATGTGCTATTTAAAGAATAGACGTTCTGGATTTTCTTTTATGTCATCTGCAGAGTTAGTTAATTTAGCTACTATGTCAAGTGATTCAAGATTTGGAATATTGTCTAAATCCGGAGCCGATGCTAAAACAATGTTTACAGATAAGGTTGTACCTATATCATTGAACTATCCTTTCTTCTTCAAGCCCATACAAGACGGTATGGACAGACCTAAAACAGAACTCGCATATAGAGTACCTGCTTCTAAGTTTACAAGAAGAAAATTAGATAACAGTGAAACATCTGAAGAAATTACAGGGCTTGATACAACTATAGACTGGAAAAATACTGGAGACAATAGTTATGATGGTGAGAAACTAAAACTATTAGCACATGATGAAAGTGGTAAATGGGAACGTCCAGATAATATATTAAATAACTGGCGAGTTACAAAAACTTGTTTACGATTAGGTAGTAGGATTATTGGTAAGTGTATGATGGGATCAACCTCAAACGCTTTAGACAAAGGAGGAGAAAACTTTAAGAAACTTTATTATAATTCTGATGTTACAAAAAGAAACCGCAACGGACAGACTAGTTCAGGATTATATAGTTTGTTCATACCTATGGAATGGTCCTACGAAGGATTCATTGATACTTATGGCATACCTGTATTCGATACTCCAAAAACCGCAATCAAAGGAGTTGACGGAAACGAAATAGAGTATGGTGTAATTGAGCATTGGCAAAATGAAGTAGATGGTTTAAAATCAGATTCTGATGGATTAAACGAATACTACAGACAGTTTCCAAGAACAGAACAACACGCGTTTAGAGATGAAACAAAGCAGTCATTGTTTAATCTTACGAAGATATACGAACAAATTGATTATAATGACGATCTAAGAAATACTAACATATTAACTAGAGGTAATTTTCAATGGGAAGGCGGAGTGCAGGATAGCAAAGTAATATTCTATCCAAACAAAGATGGTAGATTTTTAGTATCATGGATACCGGCGTATAATTTACAGAACAATGTCATTCAAAAGAATGGAATGAAGTATCCTGGTAACGAGCATATTGGAGCATTTGGATGTGACCCGTATGATATATCAGGTACCACAGACGGTAAGGGATCAAAGGGAGCGTTACACGGATTGACTAAGTTTTCAATGGATGATGCGCCTTCTAATGCTTTCTTTCTTGAATATATATCTAGACCTCAGACGGCTGAGATATTTTTTGAAGATGTGCTTATGGCTTGTATATTTTACGGCATGCCTATATTAGCAGAGAATAATAAACCAAGACTATTATATTATTTTAAAAGAAGAGGGTATAGAGGCTTCTCTATGAATAGACCCGATAAAGTATTTAATAAATTATCCGTTACAGAAAGAGAAATTGGCGGTATGCCTAACTCAAGCGAGGATATTAAACAAGCACATGCAGCGGCTATAGAAAGCTATATAGAGGACCACGTTGGATGGAATGAAGAAGGATGCGGCGTAATGTATTTTCAAGCTACTTTGGAAGACTGGGCTAGATTTAACATAAACGACAGAACCAAGCACGATGCTTCCATTAGTTCTGGTTTAGCTATAATGGCTTGCAATAAAAATAAATACTTACCAACGTATAGAAAAGAAGTAATACCAACTTCATTAGGTCTAAAAAGATATGATAATAAAGGCACGACCTCAAAAATTATTAAATAAATGAATATATATACAAATACGAATAGCGCTTTTCCTAGCCAAGTTGTTGATGATGCAACCAAAGCTTCAGAAGAATATGGATTGCAAGTTTCTAGAGCTATAGAGCAAGAGTGGTTTAATCAAGGCAGAACAAGCGGCAATAGGTATTTAACACATTGGAATAATTTTAATAGGCTCAGACTATACGCTAGAGGTGAGCAACCTATACAGAAGTATAAAGACGAGTTGTCAATCAATGGCGATTTATCTTATTTAAACTTAGACTGGACGCCAGTACCTATATTGTCAAAATTTGTAGATATAGTTGCTAACGGTATTTCACAAAAAACATATGATGTAAGAGCATTTGCTCAAGACCCTGAGTCGCTTAAAAAAAGAACAGATTACGCATCATCTCTTTTATATGATATGGTTAATCAACCATTAATAAATAATGTATTAGAAAAAACTGGAACAAATATATCTAAATCAAATGTTCCGCCTACTGAATTACCGCAAACGCAAGAAGAGTTAGAGTTACATATGCAGTTATCCTATAAACAATCCATTGAGATTGCAGAGGAGGAAGCTATTAACACTGTGCTAAAGAATAATAAATACGACCTAACAAGAAAGCGTTTAAACTATGATTTAACTACAATAGGTATTGCGGCAGTAAAAACATCGTTTAATGTATCTGAGGGTATTGTTATTGATTATGTTGATCCATCTTATATGATTTATTCCTATACTGAGGATCCTCACTTTAATGATATATATTATGTAGGCGAAGTTAAAGCGGTAACTATATCAGAATTAAAGAAACAATTTCCTAGCATCTCAGAAGAAGAATTATTAAGAATTCAAAATATGCCTGGCAATAGGCAATATATACAAGGTTGGGGAAATTATGATGAGAACACTGTTCAAGTATTATACTTTGAGTATAAGACATATATGAATCAGGTTTTCAAAATAAAACAAGGAGATAATGGATTAGAAAAAGTTATTCAAAAAACAGATGCTTTTAATCCACCTCCAAATGAAAACTTTGAAAAAGTATTTAGAACTATAGAGGTATTATATACTGGAGCAAAGATTATAGGCACGAATGAAATGCTACAATGGGAACTATCTAAAAATATGTCCCGTCCGTACGCTGATACTACCCGTGTTAAAATGAACTACAACATTGTAGCACCTAGAATGTACAAGGGCAAGATAGACTCTATTGTGTCTAAATGTATTTCGTTTGCGGACATGATACAAATAACACATCTTAAATTACAACAGGTATTATCAAGAGTTGTACCAGATGGTGTATACTTAGATGTTGATGGATTAATGGAAGTTGATCTTGGTAATGGAACTAATTATAATCCAGCAGAGGCTTTAAATATGTACTTCCAAACAGGTAGTATTGTTGGTAGATCCTTAACACAAGAAGGAGATATAAACAGAGGCAAGGTGCCAATACAAGAACTTACTACTTCAAGCGGGCAAGGTAAGATACAAAGTTTAATACAAACGTATCAATATTACCTACAAATGATTAGAGATGTTACCGGTCTTAATGAAGCTGTTGACGGAAGTAAACCAGATTCAAACGCTTTGGTTGGATTACAAAAGATAGCAGCAAATGCGTCTAATGTAGCTACACGCCATATAAAGGATGCTAGTTTAAGTCTTACGGTTAGTACTTGTGAAAATATATCACTTAGAATACCGGACTGTTTGAATAATCCGTTAACAAATAATTCATTAAAGAATAGTATATCAACATATAATGTGCAAACATTAAAAGAAATTGAACATTTAAACTTATACGATTTTGGTATTTATTTAGAGGTTGAACCAGATGAAGAGGAGAAGCAACAACTAGAACAAAACATACAAGTATCATTGCAAAACGGAGGTGTTGATTTAGAAGACGTTATAGATATCCGCCAAATTAAAAACATTAAATTAGCTAATCAGTTGCTAAAGCTTAAGAGAAAGAAGAAGCAACAAGAATTACAACAACAACAATTAGCAAATATACAAGCTCAGGCAGATGCCAATTCGCAGAACGCAGAAAAAGCAGCAATGTTTGAGGTTCAGAAACAGCAGGCTTTGGCTCAAACACAGATACAAATAGAACAGGCTAAATCTCAATTTGAAATGCAAAGGTTGCAGGCTGAAGGAGAGATCAAAAAACAATTACTTGCAGAAGAATTTAATTATAGTATGCAATTAGCTCAATTAAAGGTTCAAGCCGAAACAAGTAAGTTCAATCAACTAGAAGATAGAAAAGACGAAAGAACTAAGATACAAGCATCACAACAGTCAGAATTAATAGATCAACGTAAGAATGATTCTTTACCAAAAGATTTTCAAGCAAACGCATCTAACTTAATGGATGACTTAGGTGGTATGCTATCAATGTAAATAACTTATTAACCAATTTTATATTATCATATTATGTCACAAGAAGTAAAACAAGAGGGGGAATTTAAAATGAAAAAACCCTCGGTAAAAAAATTAAACAAACCAGCCGAGATTACAAAGGTTGATTTGGATAAACCAAAAGAAGAACCAATAAAAGTAGTAATCGCTAAAGAAGGAGAAAATGCCATTCAAGAACAAGCAACAGATGAAAGCGTGTTACGCAGCAAACAGCCCGAAGTGGAATTGCGAGAAGTGGTCGAAGGAAACCAAGGGGCCTCTGAAAATGTTATTGAAGAAATCTTTGAAAAAGAAATAAAGGAAGAAGCAACCAATATTGCTGATGATCTAAAATTTCATACACAAGAGAAACTTAACAATGATATTCCATTACCGGAAAACATCGACAAATTAGTTTCCTTTATGAATGAAACAGGAGGAACAATAGAAGACTATGTTCGATTAAATGCCGATTATTCTAGCATTAGTAATGTAGCCTTATTAAAAGAATACTACAAAACAACAAAAAGTCATTTAGATTCTGAAGAGATTGAATTCTTATTAGAGGACAAGTTTTTCTTCGATGAAGACGTGGACGACGAACGAGAAATCAAATTAAAAAAATTAGCATTTAAAGAAGAGATTTCAAAAGCAAAGAAATTCTTAGACGATACAAAACAAAAATATTACGCAGACATTAAGTCAAGACCTAGTGTAAATGCAGATCAACAAAAAGCTGTTGACTTTTTCAACAGATATAATACCGAGCAAAACAAAGTAGCTCAACAACACGAGGCGTTTAAAAAACAAACATCCAACTTTTTCAATGACGAATTCAAAGGTTTTGAATTTAATTTACCTGAAAAGAAGTTTAGATATAACGTTCAAAATCCGTCTCAAGTTGCAGAAAATCAAGCAGATATACAATCCTTTATCGGAAAGTTTCTAGATAAAGAAGGAAATGTAACAGACACTGCGGGTTATCACAAGGCTTTGTACTCAGCTATAAACGCCGATAAGATTGCTTCACATTTTTATGAGCAAGGTAAAGCGGACGCTGTAAAACAAGTTGTTGCTAGTTCAAAAAACCCAAGTACAGATGCTCCTCGACAATCAGGAGAACCATTTATAAATGGACTTAGGGTTAAATCTATTAGCAGCCAGGATTCCTCAAAACTGAGTATCCAAACAAGAAAATTTAACAATTAAAAATTAAAAAACTATGGCAAACGTTTCGCCTACATTCGGTTCAATTAAACCGTCTCAAAAACAACAAGCGCTTGATACAAATTACTTAAACTTCACAAATGGTGATGGTAATAACTTCGCGCAACAATACTTACCTGAAATCTACGAAGCAGAAGTAGAGCGTTATGGTAATAGAACTTTATCTGGTTTCTTACGTATGGTAGGAGCTGAGATGCCTATGTCTTCTGATCAAATTGTTTGGTCTGAGCAAAACCGTTTACACATTGCATATACGGGTGTTTCTGCTACTGCAGCAAATACTTTATCCTTTACTGCAGCTGGTACTGCTGGTGCAAACTTTGTGCAAAATGTTATTTCAGTTGGACAAACATTAGTTGTAATGAGTCCTTCTACTGGTAAAGAACTTAAAGTTTATGTTACTGGATCTACTGCCGCAGCTACATCGCCTGCTGTTATTACTGTTCAACCTTATACTCAATCTGACTTAACTACAGGTACAGTTGCATTCCCAGTTACTACTGTTGGAAATGGTGATCTTAAAATCTTTGTTTACGGATCTGAATTCAAAAAAGGAACTACAGACGCTACAATTAATTCTGTAACGCCTTCTTTCACACAATACAGTAACTCTCCAATTATTATTAGAGAGAAATACGCGATCTCTGGATCTGACACAGCGCAAATTGGATGGGTTGAAGTTGCCACTGAAGAAGGAGCAAGCGGATTCTTATGGTATTTGAAAGCTGAATCTGAAACAAGATTACGTTTTGAAGACTACTTAGAAATGGTAGTAATTGAAGGTGAGTTAGCAACCAATACTACATTGACCGCTGCTAAAATTAAAGGTACTCAAGGTTTATTCTCTGCTGTTAAAGAAAGAGGTAATGTTGTAAACAACTTTGCTGCATCTAGCGGATTAAATGATTTTGATTCTATCTTGAAAAATTTAGATACTCAAGGAGCTATTGAAGAAAATATGTTGTTTTTGAACAGAGCTACATCTCTTGACTTTGATGATATGTTAGCGTCTTTATCTGCTGGTTCTGCTGGTGGTGTTGCTTACGGATTATTTGAAAATTCTGAGCAAATGGCATTAAACTTAGGTTTCTCTGGATTCAGAAGAGGATCTTACGATTTCTACAAAACTGACTGGAAATACTTAAACGATGCGTCTACTCGTGGAGGTATGGCTACTTCATCTATTGATGGATTGCTTGTTCCTGCTGGAACTTCTACAGTTTACGATCAACAATTAGGTACTAACATCCGTAGACCATTCTTACACGTTCGTTACAGAGCTAATCAAGCTGACGATAGAAGAATGAAGCACTGGATCACTGGATCTGTTGGAGGAGCTTATACTTCTGATCTTGATGCAATGGAAGTACACTTCTTATCTGAAAGATGTTTAGTTACTCAAGCAGCTAACAACTTTGTGTTGTTCACAGCTTCAGTATAACCAACTTGGTAATGTTACCCCTGCTGAAATTGCGGGGGTAATTATTACCTAATTAAAAATTTATTAAATTATATTATATCATGCAAAAATCACAAACAGCGAAAGCAAAACCAGAATTATTAAATACTGAAGTAGAAGTAGTAACCGCTATTAAAGAGGATACTCAAAAGAAATTAAAAGATGCTTGGGAAATTAAAGACAGAACCTATATTATATTAGATGGTGATTCTCCTTTAACATATACTTTACAAGCTAGGCATACACTTAGATACCCATTAATCTGGTTTGATAAAAAAACAGGTAATCAAGAGGAATTAAGATATGCTACAAATCAGAATTCACCCTTAGTTTCA